TTCATGATTTGTAAGATTAGTATAAAATTTAGCCATTAAAGTGTTCTCCTGTCATAATGATATCCAGCAATGGAATACTGATTGTTGTTGCCTGGGTAGTCTTCTGGAGTTTCACCCTTATATTCTGGGATAAGGACTTCTCCATCTTTCCTTGTACCATATATATGATAGAAACAATCAATGGTTGATAAATCAGTAACCAAGTCAGTATTAGTTGAGTCCTCTACAATAACAATAAAATCTTCATCAATTTCTTGAATCACAAGATTTTGTTGTCTTCCAATTGGTTGTAACTGAACGGTAATACTATCAATATTAACTAAATCTTTCCAGTATTCTGGTAGATTAATTACATTTGATCCTGTGAGTCTACCACGATGATAAACGCCACCTTCTGGGCCTTCTAAACATACATATCTTAATCGATATCCCTCTTTTGTGGGATGTTTGATGTCAAATCCTTTCCAACCTTGAGAATTGATGGTGCTACCACTAAATCTTCCACCCACACCAGCTAAACCTTGAAATGTACAACCTAATAAATTACTTGTATGAAGATTTCCACTATTGATGGTTTGATCTCCAACAACAACCAAAGCATCAGCAGTTTTACCGTCACCATCTATCTTTACGTTACCATCAGCTTTAATTGCAAGATTTGCCTTACAAGCTGGTTGTGTATCAAGTGAATTTTGGGGTGCAGAATTTGATGATACGTTTAAAACTGCCTCATATCCTGGCGATGCACCAGTCTTTCCGACAATAACAGGCCCATTTAAAATCGCAGACCCTGTAGGGGATGTATCAGGTGCAACATAAGATACATCATCAGTTCCTACAATTAATTTATCTGTTTGAAGTCTAGAAATGTTCATAATGTTCTCTGTGTTGATAACTGTGTTCTCTTCAAATTATTTGTTAAAGCACCAAAATTTGCATCAGCAAAAGATGCGGCGACCATGAAACCATACTTAAGTTCAAATTGACCTTTAGCAATGATAGTCATGTCTTTGGTGGCTTTGGCTGTAATTTTTTCACCCTGTAGTCGAATGTCTGGAGCGCCAATATCTGCAAGTCTCTCTGCCTTGACGGTAAATTGACCATCTTGACCACCACCATTTGCATCAACAAAAATGTTTTTTGCTCTCAATAATATATTACCATTCTCACACTCAAAAATCATATCACCTCTTTTACACTTCACAATCTTTGCTGGTAGTTGTGATATGTCGCCAGGCTTTCTAACTTTTAGACCCTCACCAAGAACCTCTGTTGAAGAGCCTGGCGTATATAGAACATGTTTACCTGTGCCAGGGCCGCCACCCTCAGATGCGCCCTGACCTGTGCTAGCGTAAAATCCGAAAGACTGAGCTTCCTGAGTTTGGATTTCATAGTTTGTATCACCATGAATACTACTCTGTCCACTCTGAATGGCATACCTTAACTTAGCCTGCCTTTCTATATTCTTTCTATCGTTTGGTGCTTTTGTCATTTTATTTCTCGATACAATCTATTACTGTGATTACAGTTGTTTGTGGTAAATTCCTATCAAAAGGAACATCCGTATCAACAGATAGAGATGCATCTTCAACCTTAGTGAATTTAAGAACTGGTTTTAATTTAGCGCCAGCTCCAGTATCGCTATTTATCGTGATATCTGGAAGAGCAGTAAATCCAGAACCACCATTCACAACTGTTGCACCCACAATGAAACCATTCTGAATATTTAACTCAACCTCAGCTTGACCTGGCCCCTGTATTGTATCACCAGTTGCATCGCCTGGCAAAGTGTCACCAGCAGAATCAATAGATCCTCCACTGACTGTTGCTGTATCATCATCTGAATATCCGAATCCCACGTTATCAATCACAACATCACCTAGGGATGTTACATATGACTGTTTACCATTATAATTTCCATTTGGATCTGGAGACACTTCTTTTTGAGTCAAAGTTCCGTCTGGATTAAGAGTTGTTTCTGTTGTGTTAGGTAGATACTCTTGGCCAGGATTAGTTATTACAGCATCAACCACACCAAGTTCAGTTCCATTTGGATCTGCAATATAAATTGGGTTGCCATTATCGTCTTTTTGAATATCTCCAATGTTTAGTCCATTAGGAATCAATCCATTGTCTAAATCAGATTGATTATATCTTAAAGGTGAAACATTTCCCATAACTGGATAACCTCCAGCACCATAACCCTTGTCACAACTATCAAAGAATGACAGTAGAGGTGGCTCTTCAAATCCAAATCCAGGCCCATTAATAGAAACACCAATTATTTGTCCAAGAGCATTTACAATCGCATTACCACTTGCACCTTGACCATTACTTCCTATAAAGTCAACTCTTGGCGGGCCACATTTAAGAACGTTCGTACTACAATCAGGTGCAGATGGTGACGCTTCAATTGCATTATCAATTTTGTCTAAGAGTGGAGTTAATTTCTGATTCAAACCAACTTTGTCAATTATACTTTCAAAACTATCCTCCGCAGATTTTGAGACTCCACCTTTTGAAGAGTATGAGGTTGGCTCTGGAGGGCAGTTAGCTTTATCACAATCAAGAACATTTGTCAGAATGTTTGCAAATTTAATTGCTTTTGAAAATGTTTCACTCGGAAGTGCAATACCACCACCTTGAATATTATTCAGTTGGTCAAACATACCACCCAGACTTGAATCTATGAGATTGTTGATCTGTCCAAACATATCACCCATAAAATTTTCTACACCACAAATAGGAACATCTAAAACTTGTCCAATCATGTTCTCTAGACTTTTAGATAGATAATCAACCAATCCATCCTGTATTTTTTCAATATTACAGAAAATCACGCTTGTGAGTGCGTTTGTAGCCTGACCTAAAACAACCTGATTAAATTTATCAACACTATCTTCCATTCTTTTATCTAATTTATCAAGAGTATCTTGAATCAACCATGAACGACCACGACGAACTAACTTCGTCATTGAATTATGAATTCTATTTGTAGTTAATTTCACTTCCGATTTAATATCAACAACACCGCCATAGATTGGGTCAATATATGTAGAAGCTTCATTCAATTCTTGAAGAGTTTCCAGTTTTCGAGTGAAATCTTTTATTGCGTTACTTATCTTTGATATCTCATTATCTTCACAAGGACTAAATGCATCAATAACAATATTTGTTGATGCCTCTTTTTGTTTTGCAGCAATACTCTTTGCAACTTCACCAGCTGTAAATGCACGAGGCCAAGGTGATTCTTGATATTGATTTTGTTTACCAGATGTTTGAACTACTTTTGGTGGAGTATATGGTTGAAAACAAGTTTGTTTCTTTGNTTTAAATTGTGATGTTGTTAGTTCATCACGAACAAATGGTTGTTTGAATAGAGTTCCAAATATCACTGGTTGTTGTGCATCCTCACCATCCATAAAAAATCCAACAACAACTTCTCCACCTTGATATTGCACTGTAGCTCCACAACCACCCACAGTTGTTGTATTTGGTGGTAAGAGAATATGTGCTAAGGGTAAATCCTCATCAGGGAGATCATCTGCACAATCATGATACCCAACGATACGAACTCGGCATCTAAAACCGTTGATTTCCTCTCCGTTCGCTGCTTGAGTTCTTTCAAGACAATCTCCCCACTTCCCCTTCTCTGGATCGGTCACTTGACCAATCCACCAGTTCATAGGATCTTTTCCCCAAAAATTTGTTGATGGTTGATACATATCAGTTAATCATCATAGATTAGACACTCAGGTTCATCAGGATGTTGATCACAGAATAATTCTAAAGCGTTAGGGTCGTGATGATCACCTGATTCAATTTCTTCTTTGTGATGTTCTACATACTCTTCGAGTTCATGTAGTTCTTCTTTCGCATGTCTGCGTGCCGCTGGATTTGCCTGTGGGTCATCAGCGATTTTTCTATCATATTCAATGTGGTCTTCGATTGATTTCATTTGATTCTCCTGTTTCTTTTATTTAAGCGGTAAACATATCACGAATTAAAGTTAACTCAGTATTAGCTCTGTTACCACCTATGTTATGTTTTAACTCTGATATTAAATACTTTCCACTAACGTCATCATCAGATTCAGTTCCGTATGCGGTTTTATCTTGATCATCACCCTCATTTTTTCTAAGTGGAAATCTAAGATTCAACATTTGACCAGCCCTTAGTTCTGGATTAAATGGAATCGAAACACTCATCGACTGTGAAAATATTAAATTATTTCTAGCATAAGACTTACTTTGATAAATGGCAAGCTCATTTTCTTTTTGTATCTCTTTTTTCTTAGATCCTTTTTGAAGAGCACATTTGTCTAAAACCCTCAACATTAATCGAGTTGGAGTTTTTTCTAATCCATTTGGTAATTTTGGTGGTTTTTTCAATTTCAAACTTTCGATTCTATAGTCAACAGTTTTTAGAGTTGCGTTGTCAATATTAATGTAAATTGTTTTATTTGCATACATTCCCATTCTACAACTCATACCAATGTCACTTGTTTGATTTAAATTATTTTCTAGGATTGTAAGTCCAGATGGTTCATCTGGAGTTTCAGATTTTTTATATTCAACCGCTTCACCATCTAGTAAACTTTCGATTGACTTAAAAACATAACCATCAAGAGTTTCAAAAAATAAAAAACCATTACCATCTTTTGATGATTGAGTTTTTGAACATAACCATTGAATAGTATCAAATGGTCTTTTTGTATTACCCACAAAGGAATATGAATTTGTTGCTTGATCACTATCTAAATTTTTCTTTGTTTGTATTCCTTTTTTGTCTTTTAATATTTTTTTTACTGTATCTGTTACATTACCAGTAAATCTCTGATTTATTCTTGATGTTTCGTTAACAATCGCTTCAACTGATAAAAATTCTAAGGTTGCAAATTGTTTAGTTGCAGATGTAGTGACATTTTTAACAGAGTTAAGCATCATTAAATGTTTATCTGGTTTGATTTCAAATTCCTTATCATATCCTTGAACTTTAATTCTTAAAGATAAATATTCACCACCAGTGATTCCCTCACGACTTATTAATTGATCAACATCAATAAAATTTAATGACAATGATATTGCTGGACTCTTAATACTCTCAAAGTATGTAATATTTGGAGCACCACCAGCTATGTTGAATTCTTCTTTTAAAGAAGAACCCTCTGACGGTACTAAAGAACAATCATTGATTAAGAATTTTTTTTCCATTATCTTATTGATTTAGCTAGTATATTATTCATTTTTGATGCATCAATTATTACTGTATTAGTTTTACCTTTTACAGGAAATGGAGTTGGTTGAGGAACAGAAACTGGTACTTGCACATTATTAATTACTGGTTGGATTACTGTGGTTACTCCACCAGATCGACCTACACTTTGATTTATGCTAGCAGCAATAGTTTTCACATCATCTTGTTCAGTAGTATTTGGTCGTATCATTTGATTATTACTAGAATCTGCCTCTACATATTCAGAAGCAAATTTCTCCGTGGGATCTGCTTTTACATTTCTTCTACTGAAGGGGAAAGTCGCTATTTTGAATGCGTCTTCCATATAAGTGCCAAATGTCTTATTCTTTGCTTTACTTGTGATTGCATTTGTGCCACCACCTCCACCACCAAGACCTGGCAGATGAGCTGGTAATTCATTCTGATTAAAACTAGAAATTGCACTACTTACCTCATCCTCTGGTGTCTTATAAGAATCTGCAAATTTTTCATTTTCATCAACTGGTGCTTTTATTCCAAGTAAAAATCTAGCAGGGATGGTTGATATTTTAAATGCGTCTTTCATATAATTACCAATTGTCTTAGTCTTTGCTTTACTTGTGATTGCATCAGTTCCACCACCTCCACCACCAAGACCTGGCAGATGAGCTGGTAATTCATTCTGATTAAAAAATTTTTTTGTATTTATTGTCATTTTACGGTATTGATAGGAAAGGGTTAGATATCACTTCAACAAAAATTAATGGACTCTCAGTGCCTGTCAATGGATCATAACTAGGTGTAGAAGGTTTAAATTGTGAAACTCCACCTTCAATACCATTGCCGCCGCCGACATCTCCTTGAATTTGTGGTGGTAGTTCGATTGTTTCTGATGATGGTGGGGGAGGTGGTGTCATTAAATTTTGAGAGGTTTCTTTTATAGATTCACTAGGATTAATTTTAAGATTATTTTCACTGACAGGTTCAACAGAAGGATATGTTGAGAAACCCTCTGTCATTTCTTTTCCTTTAAATATATTCATAAATTTTTCACCAAGAGTTTCTTTTGGTTTTATATCAGTTGATGATGTAGTTTCTTTTGGTTTTATATCAGTTGATGATGTAGTTTCTTCTGGTTTTACTGTCACAGGAATTTTTCGCTCTGTTATACCTCTTGCAAGCATGCTATTATAAAAATTAATATGTCTATTCACTCCCTCTATACGTTTTGTATCACCAGACTTTTCATACCCTTTTTTCCTTTCAAGAGCATCATTTAATAGTTTCTCATAATTGCGAGTGANAAAACGTTGTTTTCCCTCTCCTTCATCAGAAGGATAAGTTGAGAAACCCTCTGTCATTTCTTCACCCTTTCCNCTTCGATCAAAATCAAATAAATTTCCTGTCATGGCATCAGCCACACCAGTCGCTAATCTCATAGTTCCAAATGGTTTTCCACCTCTACGGTCTAAGTCAGTCAGTCCACCTGTCATGGCATCGATAGAACCAGTGATGCCTCTCATCAAACCAAATGGTTTACCACCTCTGCGATCTAAGTCAGTNAACCCACCAGTAGCAGCGTCTATAGTTCCAGTGATACCTCTCATCAAACCAAATGGTTTACCACCTCTGCGATCTAAGTCAGTTAACCCACCAGTCATAGCGTCTACAGATCCACCAATCATACCAAGTAAACCTCTTTTATCTTCATTATCCTCACTACCTTTTATAACAAAATTACCATCTTTGCCCCTAACATAAGTCGGAACATCTAACATATTAGTAGCATCTTCTGGATTTACAAAATAATCACTCTTAACATCTTCCTTTTCACCACCAGACAACTTTCTTCTTAAGGCACCAATTAAACCTCCACCCTTTACAAAGTCCATGAGTGGATTAGCACCAAGTTCTTCAACTCTTTGTTTTGGAATAACGACCTCACCAGGCGTTAGTTTAGCATCAACAGTATCAGCATCACCACTGCCAGGCACAAGACCACCAAAGAAAAAGGGTTTTGAACCTTCAACAAACCTTTCTTGAAACTGAGCAACACCTTGTCTTTCACCAATACTTGACATCCCAGCTGTCAATCCTTGAGAAAATCTAGCCTCAGGGAAGAATGGTAGAGAATCTTCTAAACCTCTTGGTTGAGCATTCTCAGGTGATACTATTCCTTTTTGTATATCATCTTCTCTTTGAAAAGCTTCTGTTTCTCTTTTTTTTATTAGTTTATTTCTTTCCTGTCTATCAATAAGGACATAATTTGTTATTTGTCGTACCTGATTCTTAAGTAGTTCGATGCTCGCTTGTAGAGATGCGATTAAATTACGATTTGTTATTGAAGATTTTAGACTATTATTTGATTGCATTATGGCACGATTAGCCAATCCACCAATCGGTGATCCAAAAAAACTATCAATAGAAATTTTTTCGCCTTGTGCTAAACTTGATTGGAGAATCTCCTGTTCTTCATCCATACCTTTGGACACCTTCTGCTTGTTGTCTCTTTAAATTTTCACCTTCAATATAATCTTGTAAGAGAGCCAAATAAACTTCTCTCTCCCAAGGCATCATGTTTTCAATCTCAGTTAATGAATATTTATGGTATTGCATGAGGGCGAAATTAATTCGATAATATGCCTCTAAATCCTCTCTTGCAATACTTAGCCGAA